AAGCGCAAAAGAGCAAAGGGAGGGGGTATTGCATCATAAAAGCCTTTGTTGGTAACACCGCCGCTGCCCCCAAACACATACTTTGGCAATTTTTAGGCAGGGGGTACACTAAAAAAAAGTTTAGACTAATCTAAAAATGGAATTTACAGCCGATCAACTGCAAGAAATAGAAAATTTTGGCGGGTTAAGGTATCTACCCGAACAAATTTGTACGCTAATGGATATTGAAGATAAGGCACTATTTTTGCAGGTATTCAATGACCCTAATTCGCTATTTTCAAAACACTATGAAAAGGGCGCAATAAAAGCACAATACGCACTTGATTTAATGGTATTTGAACAGGCGCAAAACGGAGACTTTAAAGCACTAACAGAGCATAACAGACGCATAAATGTAAACAATAAGGCGTTAAAACGGGTTAAAAATGGCCAAACACACACCAGTTGAAGTCAAAAAGGCAAAGGGGACATTTAGGGATGACAGGCACCTGCCCGACTATGCTAAATTGCCCACGGTCGAAAGCGTACCAATGCCACCGCCGACATTAAACAAAGAGGCGCATTATGTTTGGTATGCTCAAGTGACGGCTATGCAGCAAATGAAAACACTAACACACGCCGATTTTGTTTTACTGGAATTGTTCTGCCAACAAAAATACATTTATGACCGGGCGGTTAAGGAAATGGCAAATGACGACCTTATTACCGACACAAACAACGGCACTACAATAATGATAAACCCACTTATCAAAATGCAGACGGACGCACTAAATAACATGCTGAATTTATCCAAAACATTAGGGTTTTCACCGCTACACAGGACAAGCATAGGTGTAAAAGATAGCCAACCAAACGACCCGCTAAAAGACCTACTAAAAAAGCAATAGGATTTTGACGAGTGCAAAAGACAAAGTAAAGCGGTATGTTGATTTCTGCCTAAACCCCGAAAGCGTTGTTTCGTCGTGGGTAGTCAAGGCGGTTAAGATGCACCTTTCCGATTTGGAAAAGGTCAAAGATAAATCGTTCCCGTTTTACTTTGACGAAGATGCGGCCATGCACCCGATTACCCTTTTTGATAATTTACAATTTGCAAAGGGTAGTAAGGAGTTTTTTAATTTGCTTGACTGGCAAACAATGGTAATGTGGTGCGCTTATGGATGGAAAAGAAAATCGCACAATATTAGGGGCGAGTGGATAATTGATAAAAAAAACGACTTTCGTAGATACAAACAGATTTATATAAAAGTTGCCCGTAAAAATGGTAAAACCGAATGGATGGCGGGTATAGGTTTGTACGGTCAATTCTTTGACCCACACACCGAGGATGCAGAAATATATTGGTTCGCAACCAAAAAAGAACAGGCAGCAAAAGGTTTTGACAGGCAAAAGGAAATGACAACGCGACTGGCCGCACATAGTCCGGCTTTTGCTTTAATGGCGCGGGTGATGCAATACCGCATCGTAAGCCGTTCGGGTAGTTCATTTACTACATATCTAGGACAAGACAGCAAAGGCGAAGATGGAGCATACCCGTTTTATGGCCTATGTGATGAGTACCACGCCCACAAAACAAACGGAATGTTAAACGTCGTTGAATCTGGAATGGTTAGCCGTCACAGTCCGATGACGTGGATAATAACAACGGCGGGAGATAACCCAGACAGCCCGTGCGCTCAGTTTGAAAAGTTTTGTAAACAGGGATTGGATGAGGTTGTGTCATTGGGCGGCACACTCCCTTTTATTTTTGATTTGGACGAAGGGGACGATTGGGAGGATGAAAAGATGTGGCAAAAGCCAAACCCGTCACTAGGTCAAACGGTAATAATTGAAAATTTACGGGACGACTACCAGCGCGCAATATCGCAGGGTATATCTTTTAAAAACAACTTTCTAAGGAAAAATTTAAATGTATGGTTGCGGGCGCATAGTGAATGGCTAGCAGCCGACGTGTGGAAAGCAAACACCGAGGGCGCAACCGTTGAGCAGTTACGCGAAAGTTTAAAAGGCCGTACGTGTTTTGGTGGCTTAGACTTGGCGTTAGTATCTGACCTTTCATCTATTGTATTGATTTTTCCGCCTGAAAAAGAAGGCGAACGCATCAAGTTACTATCGTGGTCTTTTTGCCCCGAAGATACGGCGTACAAAAGGGCGGAATTAGATGCCGTTCCTTATATCGAATGGGCGGAAAGCGGCTATATGATGCTAACACCAGGCAACGTAACAGATTTTAGTTTTATCAAAAAAAAGATACTCGAACTATCTGAAATATACGCCATTCACAGTATTGGATATGACCCGTATAAGTCCACGCAATTGGTTACGGATTTGATTGAGGAAGGCGTACAAATGGAAATGTTTAAGCAAACACCCTCGATAATGTCGCCCGCCGTTAATGAGTTTGAAAGGTTGGCTTTATCAAAGTCTTTTGAACATGGCAACGATCCAATTTTAAAATGGTGTATATCTAACGCGCAGGTTGTTAAGTCTGCTCAGGATAACGCCCGATTAGACAAAGGGGCAAGTTCTGAAAAGATAGACGCAGCGGTTGCGGCTGTTATGGCGGGCGGTCAATGGGCGGAACACCGGGGCAATACAGGCAACGATGTTTTATTCGCAATTTTATAATTAAGACAATATGAACAGAAACGAAAGGACGGAATTATTTATGTCGCTTTACTTGGAAAAGGTAAAAGAGACACCCGATATAATTCGATACGCTTGTTATTTACGAGCCGAGGCCGACATGGTTTTAAAGACTGGCAGTAGGCAATACGTCAAATATGAGACGTTTAAGGCATCAATGTCGAGGCGTGAAAAAATAAAGCGGTTAAATAAGTTGAAGTTAACCAATAGTTAGTATCTTTGTGGGGTAAAAATAAAAAACAGTTTTATTGTATGGAATATTTTGTAGCAAAGGTACACGTGTCAAACATAGGGTATGAATCACTAGGCGACAACGCAGACGATCGTATTTGTAGGGATTTGGCACATAAAATAATTGACGATATTCCGATTGAACACCTAAAACGGGTATTTGAATTTGGTGAGCCAATCAAAGTGGACGCGTTTACACATAGCCGCACGTGCAAATTATCTGTAACGACCGATGAAAAAGAAAAATAAATGAAAGAAGATTTTTTTGAAAAATACTACAATGACATCTTTGGTAAATACGAAGGAATGCCCGAGTTTTCAGAACTAACACAAGATCAAAAATACTACATGAAAAACTCGCTTATGTATAGCAGGTTTGCTGCAAATTGGCATCTAAAGAGGGTTGCAAGACTTGTGATAGAGCCTGTTTTTAAATTTATTCAAAAAGCGTTTAAGTTATGAAAAAGAAAAAAAAGAAACTAGCAAACGGTGGCATTTTAATTGAGCAAGCAACTATGATTGTTTTCAAGGAAAAGCAGCCCGGCCACTACGTAGGATATACAGTACCGGGCAAAAAGTTGGCAGAATTAATGCAGGGCAAAGAAGAAATAAATTTGCAAGGTAGTATTGTCGGGCATGACTTAGTTATAAAACCAAAAGAACCGTAAAGAATGAAATGAAACAGGAAAAGATTTTTAAATTTGTTGGCGATACGCTTATGCGACCCGGCGAAGAAAGGCAATACAAGGCAGATAAAAAAATAAGAGCCAACAAGAAAAATAGGCTACATAAAAAATACTTTACCCGCAAAGACAGGATTAACGCCTTTATACTAAAATGGTATAGATGTGATTAGTTGTAAAGAATAGGAAGTGTAATAGAAATTGTTTTCATTTTTTTTGGAGAGCCATGCGCGGTAACGTGTTATGGCTCTTTTATTATCATTTTGTCTATATTTTTGGCAGCAGCACGACCAGCCTCTTTTAAAATATTAAATCCTTCATCGTCTCTATTCCATGCGTGTGCGTCGCGACTTTCTGATTCATTCCAAGAAACAGCCATTCCGCCGTTTTCTTTTAGTTTTCGTTCTGCATATTTTAGTGTGCTAAGTGCCTCTTTTGCTTTAATGTCAGCCAACTCAATGCGCAACCTATTTATACGATCGCCCGCACTATCCAATTCACTGGCAAGCCGATCAATCGCGTTAGCCTGCACTCTCATGTCGCTGGCATTCCACTTTATCAACTTTTTTGTCAAAAATACGCGCTCTTCACTGGTCAAGAACGCCGCTTCTTTTAGCATTTCCTTAATTTTCTCTTTGTTCATTTTTTTATAAAAGTTTTAATAATTAAGCCGCAAAGATAAGCAACACCCACAATAATACAGCACGTTAACCCAACAGTTAACAAAAATATATCCTTTTGGCTTGCTTATTGCCTCATCTTTGTGCAAACATGGGCGTAGTACAAAAAATATTAGGAAGTTTTGGGTATGCTCCAATACAGCAACAGCCGCAAATTGAGGAACGCAGCACCCTGCAAAATCCCGAACAATGGTTTATTGATTGGATTGGAGGCGGTAACCAGTCTCTTTCAGGCGTAAACGTTACACCAGAGGCCGCTCTTTCTATTAGTGCCGTTTATGCGTGTTGTAGGATTATTTCCAACACAATCGCCTCGTTACATTTGGGACTTTATGAAAGGCTGCCAAATGGCGATACAAGAGAGGTGACGGATACGCCGGAGTATATTATACCGTGTTTAGAGCCAAACGATTTATACAGCCGCTTTACTTTCGACAGCACAAGCGAACTGCATTTATCATTGCGCGGCAATTCTTACACCCGTCTTTACTTTGGGCGTTTTGGCAAAATTTCTAAAATGGAGATTTTGCACCCAGATTGTGTAAAACCGTTTTTAAAGGATAAAAAACTATACTACCAATATAGCGACATAGAGGGAAGGAATCAAATTGTACACGATTGGGAAATACTGCATTTTAAAAACTTTTCAGATGACGGCCTGATAGGCCAAAGCCCGTTACAGGCAGCGCGTGAAACTTTTGGAATGGCAATAGCGGCAAACCAATACGCCGCAAATATGTACAAAAATGGCGGGTACGCTAAGGGTATAATTGAAAGCGAGGCGGCGTTAAAAACGGAGCAGATCGCAGAACTAAGGCGGTCTTTCCTTTCTGTTTTACAGGACTACAAAAACACGGCGGCCATACCTGTCTTGGGCGGCGGAATGAAGTATAGACAAATTTCAATGTCTCCAAAGGATGCGGAATATATCGCAGCATCAAAAATGAGTGTGCTAGATATTTGCAGAATTTACGGAGTGCCTCCACACCTAATTGCAGAAATGACAAACAGCACGTACAGCAACATTGAACAACAGGCAATTGAGTTTGTGCAAAACCTGGTAAGGCCAAAGGTAAAATTAAGAGAAACGGAAATGAACCGCCGTATTTTAAGGCAATCGGACAAAGGAAAGTATTTTTATAGATACAACCTTGATAGTCTTTTGAGAGGTGACACGGCGGCACGTGGCGAATATTTGGTTAAGATGCTCCAAAATGGAGTTTACAACATAGATGAGGCGCGGGCATTAGATAACTTAAATCAATTACCCGACGGATTGGGTAAAGCGCACTATCGACCGTTAAACATGGTAGAAGTGGGCGTAACACCCGAACCGACAACACAAAATAATGACCCGGTGGCAACGGGCGCAAACGATACAGACAATGGAATACCGCAAGGCACAAACTAATAGGGAAAATAAAGAAACGGGCGAAAATATCAATGTTCGATTTTTTGATATTAAGCACCGATCCGAACAACGCATGGACGGCGAAAAACCGAAAAAGGTTATCGGTGGATTAGCGTCCGTATATGACAAATATACCGACATGGGTTGGCATTTGGAGGTAGTGCGTCGCGGTTTTTTTGATGGTATAGACACAACGCAAACGGCTGCACTCAAAAACCACGACCCGAACTTGATTTTAGGTCGCACAGCAAACGGAACGTTAACGCTAAAAGACACGCCCGACGGCTACGACTACGAAGCAATTGTACCAGATACGCAGGTAGGCCGCGACACATACGAGGAGGTAAGTGGTGGTTATATCTATCAGTCGTCTTTTGCGTTCACCGTAACGTCATCGGTTTGGCGCGAGGTTGATCGTTCGGAATTGGCGGGCATTGTTGACGAAGTGACCCTTACTAGAATGACCTACGAAAACGGGAAAGTAGATATTAGAGAATTAGTAAAAGGCGGCAAATTGTATGACGTTTCTCCGGTCACTTTTCCGGCGTACCAAAGCGCAACAAGTGAAGCCCGCAGCCTAATTGAAGAAAGAAATGCTTTTTTGGGCAACGTTAGACAACTTGACGAACGCGCAAAGGTAAAAATTGAGATTGAAGTAGATACAAGCGATAACCCCGAAAGCGATAACCCCGAAAGCGAAACACCCGACGAAACAACAGCAAGCACACGGGACACAAATAACAGAAATATACGCCTCCGCATGGCTATTGCGAAAGGCAACACATTAACGCAATAAATAAAAATTAAGCTATGTCAGTACTACCCAATTTTAGGGAATTAAAACAGAAGCATGACGCTGCATTGGTAGCCATGCAAGAGGCGGTAACCGAATTAGGCAAACCCGGATTAACCGAGGCGCGGTCAAAGGAATTAGACGACCTTTTCAGTCGCGCTGAAAAAGACCAAGCCGAAACGTACAAACTTTTGCAACGCGCCGAGCAAGTTTCTAAAATCGAAAAGCAATCAGCCGAAGATTTTATGGAAGAGCGCGAAAAGCAGGAGGCAGAAAACGGCACAGCAAAAGCAAAGCGCACAAAAGAGGCTGAAAATCAGGAGAAATTGGAAATTTTCGCCCGTGCAATGCATCAAGGCTTTGACGCTCTGAGCGAGCCGGAACAACGCATCTATAAATCAATGGCAGTTGAAAAGCGCGGCACGGCAACGCAGATCAGCGGAACGGCTGGATTGGGCGGTTTTCTTGTGCCTGTTTTGCTTCAAAACGAGATTATCAAA